GCTTCCGCAAGAGTGCGGGATCGTCAGCCTTCGCCTTCTCGATCGTCGCCGCCATCGACACCTTGAGCTTCTCCACGTCGATCGGCGTGAGCGGACGCACCGCGAGCGCGTGACCGCCGACCTTCGGCGTGCTCGACAGGTCCGCCGTCTTCCGCGGCAGAATCTTGACCGTCTTCGAGCATTCGAGGAACGTCGGGCTCTCCACGTGCGGCTCGCCCACCTTCAACTTTTGAAGCACCGCCTCAATGTCCACCGACACGCCGTGATCCGCCACCCAGGAGCGGACGGTCTTCCGCTCTTGCGGCCCCGTCATCTGGAACGCGAACATCGTGCCGCTCATGTTGAGCGCCTTCTTCGCGATCTCCTGCGGGCGCTGGCTGATCAAGCTCCCGCCGATGCCGAAGTTTCGGCCGAGCTTCCACAGCCGTTGCATGATGCCGAGCGTGCGCGCCTCGGCTCCCGAAGGGTTCTCTGGCACGAACTCCTGACACTCTTCGATGAAGAGATGCACGGCGGACGGCTTGGACTTCTTGCGATGGAAGAAGCGATCGGCGAACGCGCTCACGAACCGCTGTTGTTCGCTCGGGATGAACTGGCTCACATCAAGCACGAATGAGATCCCGCGATCGACGACCAAGTCCGCGATGAGTTCGCCAGCCGTGGCTTCGAGCGGGAGGTCGCCGTAGAGGCCGCCGAAGACGACCACGGGGTAGGACGTGCCGTGCGCATCGCTCGGGACGCGGAGCGCGCGCCACACGCCGACAGGGTCGATCGCGCCGACCTGTGCGCCGGCGGCGAGCATGAGTTCGGCCATCTTCATCGCGCCGTACGTTTTGCCGCTTCCCGTGCGGCCAAGCCAGCACATCTTCTCCGTGACGGCGTCGAGCGGGAGGGCGAGGTTCGACGCGAGGGCGAGCGACTTCATGGCGTTTGCACCTCGACGACTCGTGGGTTGTTCACCTTCTGCACGTTCTCCTTGATCCACTCGAAGTAGCACGCGGCGCAGCAATCCCCCGTGCCGAGCTCGGGGCGGCCCGTGACGTAGAAGTTGTGCACGGGCACCAAGCCGTGGATCGGACAATCGCCCACCTTGATCATTGCGCTCGGCATGCGGTCATTCCTCTGCTGAAAGAAAAAGTCGGGCGGTGGAGTGGTCCGAGCCGACGCTGCCCGCAACAGAGTGTCGCGGTCGATCCAACGCCCCCACTCCACCGCCGTCTACAGATGATCTTTGTCCATCTTCGCCACCGCCTGCATTTCGATGTCGCGGAAAATCAGATATAGCAAAAGGCAAACCGTTGTGGCGTGTTCATCGTTACTGATCACCAGCGCCCACAGTCCAACGATGAGTGCGGCGATTGAGAAAAACTTGATCACCGCGACGACGGTCGTGTTCACGTGGTGGCGCGCTCTTCAACCTTCGCGCTCACCTGGGGCGTGGCGGCGACTCGGCCGACCGCTGGGGCCGTGCGCACCGAGAGCTTCACGGTCACGCCGGCGCGCGAGGCAAGGGCAATCTCATCGTTCAGGGCGTCGAGCCGAATCTGAATCTTCGCGGCGTGCGTCATCTCGGACATGGCAAACTCCTGCAAGGGTGGGAGAAGAGAAGCGGGCACCGCCGACACCTGTTGCGGAGACAGGCGCGGGATCCAATCCACTACCACGTCCGGGATTTCCGGCGCGTGTTAGCCGACGGTGCCGCTCTTCTTGATGCGGCGTAGAATCTACTGTCCTGCGATGTGCCCGTCTTCCATCACGATCCCGACCGTGCCCGAGGTGTCGACCATCTCCAGCCAGACCTGATAGTCGTGCGCATCGGCGAGATCGGCAATCATCGCCAGCGAGTCCTGATCCAGCAAGGAGGCGTCCTTGATCCGGAGCACCCGCAGTTTCGGGTTCGCCGCCATCGCGATCGCCATTGAGACCTTGAGTTGCTGCGCGCCCGACGCCTGCGCGAATGGGAGATCGTTATACGTCACCTCGCCCTCGCCGAAGCCGAGTCCCGTGATCGGCATCTCTGCCGCGGCGATCGCATTCCGCCGCGTGGCCTGCAACGCTTCCATGCGGCCCGTGAGCACCTCGCTCTTCGATTCGGCATCCGTGAGCTCGCCCCGCATGGCGTTCCGGTTCGTCTCGGCCGCCTTCCGAGCGGAGGCGACTTCGTTCACCTGCATCGCGTCCCGCAACTCCGCCCGCAGGGCGGCTTCGTCGATCATCTCAATGGCGGGTTGCATCATCAGCGCGGCCAGTTCTCCCTCGAAGACTTCCGCCTTCCGCTCTTCTTCGGCCGCCAGTTCGCGATGGCGCTGCGCGTCCGCCTTCCTGTCACGGATCATATCGCGGAGATACGTGCCCTCATTGGTGCGCTTCACCGCCGCGATGTTCTGCGCCGATGCCCCTTCGAGCCGCGCCATGATCGGCTCGACATTGATCGGCTCTGGCCCATCCGGCACCTCGATCGCCTTCACGCGCTCCGTGAAGTGCTTGACCGTGCGGTTGATCTCCGTCCGCTCCTCGAACAACCGACGATAATCGAAGTCCAGCTTGTCGATGTCAATCTCCAGCGTGACCAGCTTCCGGAGCATGTCCAGTTGCTCCGCCGGCGTGGCGCGCGCGAACGCGAGCGGATCGAAGGTGAGCGATCCCAAGAGCTTGTCGAGCATCGACTGCGGCGAGGGGAACCGTGCGCCCTCCGTGGACTCCACCATCACCTTCGACGGTCCCGTGGTCGAGAACGTGCGCGTGACGATGAGTTCCGTGTCCGTGCCGTCGCCCAGGTTGAGGCGAATCTTCGCCGACTCCTCGCCGCGGCGGATCGGCTGCGAGTCGATGTGCTTCGTGCCGGCGAGCGCCCAAAAGATGGCGTCCAGCACGGAGGTCTTCCCGCTTTCGTTCGGTCCCGTGATCTGGATGAGATTGCCGTCGGGCGTGATCTCGACGGCGGTCAGCTTCTTGATGTTCGAGGCTTCGAGGCGAAGGATACGCATCACGCCTGCTCCCCTGCCGCCGGCGCGGGGTGATCCGCGTCCCACTGCCGGATGTCCTCCTTCTCCTCGTCCGTCTTGTTCTTCTTCGCGCGCAGCGCGTCGATGTGCTCGCGCTCCTTGTCGTCGGGCTTCGCCGCCGGGCCCGACTTCGCGAGATCTTTGAGCGTGGCGGTCGCGCCCTTCTTCGCGCCGCCCTGGGCGGCTTCATCGGCCCCCGTGTTCGTGCCGAGCGCGAGCGTGATCACATCGCTCCACGTGCCCTCGCCTTCCTTGATCATATTGAAGAGCGTCCGGAGCACGTGCAACTCGGCGAGGTTGATCGTCTCGACCTTGTGCTTCAAGTACTTCTCGATCTCGGCCGCGCTGACGCCGACGCCGTGGAACGCGAGCACCATCCGGTTGATCGCGCCCTGCGGATCCGACTTGTCGCGGTTGGCGACGGTCTCGCGAATCTTCTGCTCGCACTCTTCCTTGATGTCCCCAGGCGTGAGGAACAGGATCACATCGCGCCGCGCCTTCTGGAGCAACGCCATCTCCTTCGCGCGATAGTCGTCCTCGCTCCGCGCCTTGATCACGTACGTCTTGCCGCCGTTCGAGTTCTCCCGCTGGCGCAGGACGACATCGCCGCCGCGAACCGAGGAGCGCTCCATTTCCTTCGTCACGACCACCGTCATCGGGATGCTGGACAGCGTCTCGGTGTCCATCCCCGACACGATGTACACGCGCTTATCCTCATCGTCCGAGACGAGCATGGTGTCGACGATGATGTTCCCCATCGCGCGGAACGCTTCCTCGGCGAACCGAATCGACAAGCCCTCCACCTTCTTCGAGCCGCCCATCGGCTTCGAGTAGATCGCGCCCTCGGCGAGCATGGGGCGCTCGAACGCCTTGAGGAGCTTCGTGCGCACATCCATCCACGTCCGCGGGAACTGCCGCGCGAGGAAGAACTGCGCCTTGATCTTCGCTTCGACTTGAGCCGTGAGCGCCACGGCTGCCGCTTCGAGCGGGCCGCCGAGTTCGTGCCGCTTGGTTTCGACGAGGGCGACGGAGTTGCCCTCCGCGCCCTGTCCCTGTTCGGTCTGCTCCATCGCGTTAATCTCCTTTGTAAGTGAAGCGGAATGTGCGGTGGCCTTCCTGCACCTGTGTGTGGATCTGCCGAATGCGGCCGATCTCCTCCTGCGCCACACCCTTCTCCATGAGCATCAGCGCGAAGGAGTTCGAGAGTTGTTTGAAGTCGATCTTCTCCGCATCCTTGGACTTGCTCCAGGTCGCGCGCCACTGCGACCCCTCGATCGCCTTCGCCTCGCCGATCGCGCTCTTGATGATGTTCTCGCACTCGGCTTTCTGGATCTCCAATCCGTCGATCTGATCACGCAACATGGAGAGCATGACCGCCGCCTCGTTGATCGCGGGGAGGGCTTCCACCGTGACCTCGGAGTGGCGTGCGAACTTCCGCTTGAGATACGCCGTGTACGCGGGCGTCCCGTCGATCGGCGGCGGGATGCGCTTCGCCACGTGGTTGTGCCAGAAACTCAGGCACCGCTCCACCACGCTGTTCTCAAGCTCCGCATCGCGCCAGAGCGTATAGACGCGGAGATTCTGGCCGTGGAAGAGTGCCACCAGTTCCGCGCACGGCGTGTTCGTCACATACATCTGCACCACGAGTTGCACGGCATAGTGGAGCGGCATCACATCCGTGCCCGACTCGCCCCACTCGGCGCTCATGCGTCCGATGTTCTTCGCATCAACGGGAATGCCGTCGACCGCGCGGATCGCGTCAAGGGACGCGCCGACGATCGGTTGCCGCTGCGAGCGGTGGAACTCGAACGGATCGGCGTGGATGATCGGCTTCTGCTCACGGTGCGCGTACCAGTCGAGGATCGCGGGCTGGAACCAGTTCCCCGCTTCCATCTCTTCCGTGGGTTCGAGGTCGGGGAGTTGCCCGAGCTTCGCGAGAAAGACGTCGATGGGGCCGCCGTACGGCGATACGCCGTAGAGTTGGCCCGCGTCCGTGGCGGTGATCGCGTTCCGGCGATCGTCCAGCCAGCGCGCCTTGCGTTCGGCGGGCGTGGCCGTCACCAGCGCGCCGCGTGCCGCTTCTGGAACATGCTCCTGTGTCATGGTCGAGCTCCGAGCGAGTGAACCTGTTGAGACTGCGAAGATCAGGTCGTGGAGATTTTGCGATACCGCACGTCGCGCGTGAGGCCGAAGTAACTCACGATGCTGTGGCCGAGTTCGCGGCGTCCCTTCATCACATCGCCTAGGTACGCCGGCGAGACGTCCATCTTGGCCGCGAGTGCGGACTGCGATCCTTCCTTCTCGACGGCGCGGCGAATCAACTCGCGCACATCGTCAGCGGTCAACAACGATGAAGTAGATGGCATGGCGCGATAGAATAAGCCTATTGGCTTATTGGCGCAAGTGGGGG